GGTTTACTTGACGAAATTTAACGATTGAAAAGGAATTGAAGCAGCATGAGCTCTGAACTGGTAACGGACATCCAGTTTACTGATCAGGCGTTCCGGACCGGGGTCAACGCCAAGAAACTGAATTTGGCGTTCAGCCACGCCACGATTCAGCCGGCGTTTGTGGCGGATAAACCGGCGGTGGGTTCATACAGCGCGGGCGATTATTTACTGTTACTCAAAGCAGACGGGACTTATGCGAAGATTCCTGCGGGTTCAGTGGGAAGCGGAACCGGGGGTGGAGGGACGACGACGGTGATTACCTGGGGTGAGACGCCGGCTGGGGCGATTGACGGGACCAACAAGATTTACACGAGCGCGAGCGCCTATGTCAGCGGCTCGATTGCCGTCTACTTGAATGGAGTACGTCAGCGGCGGGCCAACGATTACACGGAGACGACCAGCACAACGTTTACGATGGTGAACGCACCGTTAGCCGGGGATTTGATGAGCATCGACTACGTGCATCCATAAAATATGGCTACTACCCAAATCCGCGGCACGACCCAGATCCAGAACCTGACGATTGCCGACGCGCAAGTTGCTACTGCGGCCGCGATTCAGACGAGCAAGCTGCAGGATGGAGCGCTCTTTGTTAAGAGCGATGGCACGGTGGCGATGACGGCCTCGCTTAATCTGGGCAGTCACACCATCACCAACGTCACCGATCCGGTTAACCCGCAGGATGCCGCTACGCGAGCGTGGGTACTAGCCAACGTTGCCGGGGGTGTGGTGTCTTCAACCACGGTGATGGCGGCGACCACGGGCGCTAACATAACTCTCTCAGGCACGCAGACGATTGACGGCGTTGCGTTGGCGGCCGGTAACACCTGTTTAGTCAAGGATCAGACCAGTCAACCGACCAACGGTATCTACACGGTTGCTGCTGGTGCCTGGACCCGCATGGCAGCGATGGATACCTGGGCTGAGGTGCCGGGCATGCTAGTCAGTGTCCAGCAAGGGACAGCTAATCACGACACGATCTGGCTTTCTACTGCCGATGCTGGCGGAACGCTTGGGACGACCAATATTACTTTCGTTCAGATTCCTGGTCCCTCTGACATTACGGCTGGGGCAGGTTTACTGCGCACGGGACAGGTAATTGACGTTGTCGCAGCCGACACTTCGCTCACCGTCAATGCCGACAACATGCTGGTCAAGGTCGATCCGGCGCGGGCAATCACAACAGTTGCCGCCGGCATTGGTGTCAACATCGATGCAACTACGATGCAGATCGCCAGCAACCAGGTTGGCGTGAAAGCCGGGGTATTTCAGGCGGCGGGCGCTTATCTTACTGCGGCAAATTTTGTGACACGCGAAACGCCTACTGGCACGATCAACGGAAGCAACGCGACTTTCACTCTTGCCAATACGCCAACGGCTGGCACTGAGGAAGTGTATTTGAACGGGATCCTGCAGGATCAGGGAGCCGGCAACGACTACACGATTTCAGGAGCCACTATTACCATGCTGAACGTGCCGCAAAGCGGAGACAAACTGCGAGTGAATTACAGGAAATAATGGCTATTACCCAGGTCAGAGGCAGTCAGGTTTTAGACAGCACGATCCAAAGGGTCGATCTGGACGTAACCACTGTCGGGCAGTCCGTGGTACGAAAGATCGTTCAAGGACTTGGCATTACGCTTTCATCGACTGGTGCGGATTCCGGTACTGGCGATGTAACGGTCACGGCAGCAGATCCTGGCACTTGGACGGCCTTGAGTTATTCGACGGGTTGGAGCGAGACCACCACTGCGCGCTATCGGGTCGAGACCAACGGCAGTTTTCAGAAAGTGATCGGTGAAGGAATCATCGCTTACGCGAGCGGTGCGGCGAGTCTGGCATTCACCTTGCCCAGCGGCGCAAGACCGGCTGTCCAACGTGGATGCTCGCTTGCCGGATACGATTCAAGTGGAGACGTGCAGTTGTTCCAGGCGGTGATTGCGACTAGCGGAACGGTCAATATTTATCCGATGGTGCGCCAAAACTTTTCCTGGCCGAGTGCCACCAACGGGAACGTGTATTTGGACTCGCTCAGTTTTGCTTTATGAGGCTTTAATTATGCCAGATATAGTTGCAGGTTATACTTGGTCAGATTCAGAGAAAGGTGTAACTGCATCGAAAATGAATAGCGTCATTTCCGGTGCGGTTATCCAAACCGATTTCATCGCTAATAAACCGGCTGGGAGCGCGCTGAACCCGACCGATCAATTGCTGGAGTTAACCAGCGGGGGCACCTACGCCCGGATCACGGGGGCGCAACTATCCGCGAGTGTGGCTGGGCAGCTTGCCTTGGCGAACACGAGTCAGAGCGGGATGTTGCACCAGACCAGTGGGAACATTGGGGATTATTGCGGGGGCGACAATCTGTTCCATGTCCTGAACACGTTCACGAGTCTCTCGGCGGCGACGACGTTGACCAGTGTCGATACGAACAAGTTGCTGATTTGTTCGGGCGGCAGTTGGACGTTGACGTTGCCGGCAGCGGCCAATGGCCTTGCTCACCGACTCAGGAACGACATGGGGATCACCGGTACCACCGGTACGATCACGGTTACCCCACCGACCGGGACGATTGACGGCGCGGCCACATTGAAACTCTTGCCGCAACAGGAATGCCAGATTCTGTGCGACGGCACCAACTGGCGCAGTTTCGGTTTGAAAAGGGAGGTGATTTTAGGAGTTCAGGACACGGTGAGTTCTACTGCCAGCCAGACAATTCTTCTGCCGGTTGGCTATCGCTATTTTGAACTTCACTTCGGCGGCATGGTGCCGGTGGCATCTAACGATTATCTGGTTGTGCAGTTAAGCGCGAACGGCGGAAGCACGTGGTTGGCTACGGGTTATTATTACATCAATGTTTATAACTCAAGCGCGACGGTTGCCGCGGCGTCCAACGTGGAGAACGGCACTAATATCATAATGACCGACCCGATGTATAACGGCGCAAGCGGTGCCGGCGAACTTAAAATGACCATTTACCCTGGGGCGGCGGCCCAGTACGCCAGTTTCGTTGCTGTGTCAGGCGTTCGCCCACAAGCGCCTCCGCCGAACAAGATCTATAATATGTACGGGGTGCAGACCGGTGCCGGACCGATGAACGCTCTCAAGTACAATATGGCGGCCGGAAACATTTTAAGTTCGTATCTCACGGTGAAAGGAGTCGTTTGACAGTCTCTGACATTGCCAACTTCGCCGCGGAAACTACCGGCGACATTTCCAGTGAAGCGTTGGACTACGCTAAGCGCGCGATCCGGCTTAAGTACGCGACCTTGTACGACAGCCACAACTGGCGCGAATCGATGCGGGTTTTGGACGGCATCTTGCTTGATCCGACGTTGAAAGGCGTCTTTTTCCTTCCGTATGACGCTGAGGAAGTGATCTTCGTTTCGATGAGTTATGACGGAATCAATTATATCCGGCTTAACTATCGCGAACGGGATTGGATCGAGCGCTTTACTTATCCGGCCTTCAATTTACCGGGGAACACGCCTTGGTTTTATCGGTCGGAAAACTTGGCCTGGCCGTATCCGAACCCCGGCCGGTTCAGTTTCACGACCAATAATGCGAGTCCGTTCACGCTCTATATCGCCGGTCGTGACGCGAACAATTTCCCGATCTCGGAATCCTTCGTGTTGCAAGGATTGGTCAATCCGCCTAATCCGCCCGGGAACGTGACGATGAGCACTGCGCACACTTACGCTGCGGTCACGACGTTATCCAAAGACGTCACTGATTCGCTAGTAACGATTCAGGCGCAGGCGCCCACAAGTCCGCTGGTGATGCCGCCCAGCGCTACTGAGTTGGTTTTCACCCAACTGGTCTTAGAGCCGCCGCCGATTGGTTCTAATCCGGATGGATCGCCGTTAACGACCTATGTCCGCACCCAGGTTAAACTCAAGCCTGACGCGCTGGACAATGATATGAGTGTGCCGCGGATCAGTCATATCTGGGATGCGCTGGTTAGCTTTACTACGGGCACCTTATGGAAACGGATGGGGCAATTGAACAAGTTCAACTCCGAGGAACAGATTGCCATGCAGCACATTAAAGCCGCAATCCAGGTGGAGAAAAATCAGTCTGAATTCAGCCAACAAGCCGTGCCGGTGACTTATGAGACCGGCGATTATCTGAGGGGTTGGTACCAGAACCGGCCCACAAGCTGGAACCCGTTTGGAATGTGAGTAATGCCCTTATTCAATGACCAGCTTGATGACGTTATTTTGGTCGACACCTCCGTGCCAATCGCCGGCATCAACAACAGTCTGCCGCCCAGCGCTCTTGACGGCAGCACGGCGGCGGATGCCGAGAATCGTCTGACGCAGCTTGACGGGCTTAACCGGTCGCGACCTGGTATTATCCGTTTGGCTCAGAACGCCGGCGGCGGGCTGGATTCGATTCATCATGTCGGCAACGGCGTGTTCATAGCCAATAACGGTCCGAGTTGGTTCAAGTGGGATAACCGCAGCAAAGTTTGGAGCACGTTGAGCGGAGGTCCGGTTTACGGCGGTGGCAACCAGGTTTACTCAGCTCTGTGCGGCACCAAGCTTTACATGTCGCAGGGAACGACCTTGGACAAGTACGATCCGGCGGTTGGTTTTGGTACAGTTACCTTGCCCAGTCAATATCCAAATGCGCTGTATCCGATTTGGGCGACCAGCCGCTTGATCTACGTTTATCAGAACAATTTGATCGTCAGCGACGTGCTTGATCCGGAAACCTTTTTTATTACGACCAATACGGTGACGATTGATCCGGTCACCACCGATCTGATCACCGGTCAATGCCTGTGGCAAGGTCAGACGATTGCCGTGTTCCGCAACGGGAGCGTATGGTTGGTTGAGACCGGTCCTGGGCTAGACGTGCCAAATTGGGGGATTGATCGCATAAGCACGACAGTCGGGTGCCGTTCGCATGGAACGATTGTCCAGTGCGAGGCGGACGTTTATTTCTTGAGTGAAACGGGTCGCGGCGTGTACGCGCTTTCGCAGGCGCCGACCTCTGAGCAGGAAGGTGTTTGGTTGCCGATCAGTCTTGATATCCAGGGTTACATCGACCGGATCAACTGGGCGGCGTGCGACAATGCGCGCGCGACGTTCTGGAACCGGCTCTATATCTTGAGCGTGCCGTTGGATAATTCGGCCTTCAACAATTTCATGCTGATCTACTCTGTGCCGCTCAAAAAATGGCAGGGCACGTGGTGTTTTGAGATTGGAGGAAGCGATGTGGCGGTGCGCGACTTTGCCCGGGATCGGACTGACGTCAACTATTCGGTTCTTTTGGTGGCGACCCGGGACGGAATTGTCAGCCGGTTCACCTATCCGGTTGAGCGCCAGTACTACGACCAGAATATCGACAGCACCAAGCAATATTACGATTCGCGTCTGAGGAGCAAATCTTTCGGGTTCAATACTGACTTGACCCAGATCCGGCCGCATTCGGGCCGGTTCCTGTTTCTGGATAGCGTTGACCCAGTCACGGTCACGGTGATTGCGGATCGGGAACAGGAACTCATCAAGCGGAATATATCGACTAATCCCTATCTTTTGAGTCTGCCAATTGCCTATTTCCCTTTCGATCTGGATACCGACGGTTACGTCAACCGGATTA